AAGGTGTAAAACGTAGAGTGCGGTCAGTAAAGCAACGTTTAGAAAGACTTTATACTGCACGTAGACATCTAGTAGAGTCACCAGAAGAATCAAAGTCTCTAGTAGAACAATTGAAAGCAATTCAAAATGGCGAAAAAGCATAGTCCAGATCAGTATGCGGCATGGGCACGTGACTGGGGTATAGATGGTTTCGATCATTGGGATCCGAAGTTGAAAGAGAAAGCACGACAAAGAGCACTCAAATACTCGCGGCAGAAACAAGAGAAACATAATAAACCATACAAAAAATGAAAAGACCTTCGGGTCTTTTTTTATTTACAAACTATTATAAATAGTGTAAAGTATATGTTGGAGTAATAAAAATGTTAAGATTTAAAGCACATGGAGTCTTGGAAGAGAAAAGAGTAGACACAACCTTGAATGCGTCTATAACAGAACTCTTTCCTGCAATTGCATTCAACATGAAATTTAAACCTCAAGGTATAGAAGATTTCAAAAAATTCATATACACTTTAAATCTGAATAGAGCAAAAAAGTCTTACCACCCAAAAGATGCAGATGCGGCAAAAGAAGTTATTAAAAGATTGCCTACTATGGATGATAAGTTTTTAAGAACTAAAATGCAAAATGCGATAGGGATTACAAATTATTTGTACGATCTTAATAATGACAAACCTATTAAAAATGTGACATGGGGATATCGCGCAAAACCGAGAGGGGTTCCTAGCAATCATGCAGGAGACATATTTGTGGAATTCAAAGATGGCGATATGATTGGCGTAAGTTTAAAAGCAGGAACTAAAAAATCAAAAGAACCATTAAAAAATACATATGTTCAAACTCAATATAAAATATTGAAGGTGTCTACTAAACATTTAGAACATGATCTATGGAATAGGGTTTATTCAAAAATACCAGGTATTGAGGACGTTGCAACGAAAGATAACTTTATTAAAAATAAAGAAGTTACAAGATTGTATGTAGATTATTATGTGGAGAACGAAACAAAAGCAAACGAACTATATACAGAAATGTTAGTAGTCGCAAGACAACACATGTGTAAGGTGATCAATCGTTTGAGTACTGAAGATTTTATTGATTGGGTAAAAGAAACTTTTAACTTACAAAGAAAAGGTGAAAAGATTCCATTAGTGATGGTAAAGGCAGTGGGTACTCATGCAGAACAAAAGGGTGATGATATTGTTGATATGATACCCCTTATTACTAAACACCATGCATATCTTAATAAAAAATCTGTTCAAGAATATCTTATTGACATATACACACCAGATGATAAAAAGACATTAAAGATGACTATTAGATCTGATTCGGGTGTTAGACCTGCAAAAGGCACATCTGGTCAAGGTAGATTGGGACAATATCTTATGTTGAAAATGCAATATAGTGGTACATTATGATGGAAAATTTTAACGATTTTATAACAGAACAAAAGAATACACACATGACTCACATTGAGGACAAGGTTCTTTATGGTGGAGTCAAGGGAACTCGTGATGCTATCCTTGCTTTACGATCTCTACGTGACATGCTTGGAGGTGAAGGTGATGGTAAAGTATCTGTTAAGTGGGATGGTGCTCCTGCTATTTTTTGCGGAACCGATCCACGAGACGGAGAGTTCTTTGTTGCCAAGAAAGGAATCTTTGCCAAAACACCAAAAGTCTATAAAACAAATGCAGACATTGATGCCGATACAAGTGGAGACCTCAATACTAAAATGAAATTGGCATTGAAACACTTACCTGAGTTGGGAATCAAAGGTATCATTCAAGGAGATTTTTTATACTCTAAGAGTGATGTAAAAACAAAAAAGATTAAGGGAAAGGATTACGTAACCTTTCATCCAAATACTATTGTCTATGCAGTACCGAGAGAGTCAGAAGCGTCAGATGCTATTATGAAAAGTAAAATTGGAATAGTCTGGCATACAACTTATAATGGCAAATCTTTTGAATCGCTTCGTGCCTCATATGGAGTTGATGTGTCAAAATTCAACTCAAGTAGGAATGTATGGAGTCAGGACGCGACACTCAGGGATCTAACCAATCTAACCATGAATAGGAAGGATACCGATGAAGTTAACGAATATCTATCAACTGCTGGTAAAATATTTAACCAAATTAGTGGGACTACTCTTAGGACTCTTGAAAAAGATCCTGCGCTTGCCCAACTTATTGAGCAATTTAATAATACGTATGTTCGTAGGGGTGAAGTCATTAAGAATACCAAGACCCACGCTTCGCGTCTTATCACGTGGATCAAACAAAAATACCAAAAAGAAATCGACAAAAGAAAAACGGAAAAAGGGAAGTCCACGCAACAAAAAAAGTTAGACGAAATACTAAGTTTCTTTTCACCAGGGAATCGACAATCTCTGGTGAAAATGTTTGATCTGCAGAAAGTCATAGTTCTTGCAAAAATGAAACTTATAAATAATCTTAATAAACTCTCAAGTGTTAGCACATTTCTCAAAACCAAGAGGGGATATCGTGTTACAGGGCAAGAGGGTTATGTCGCTATAGACAAACTTGGTGGTGATGCAGTGAAAATTGTTGATCGTATGGAGTTCTCCTACGCCAACTTTTCACCGAATATATTAAAAGGATGGGACAAACCAGGAAGGAATTAGAATGGCAAAACCATTGCGATTTAGAGATATGATAAATTCGGAACCTGCACCAGGTGAGGACGAATTAATCAACTATAGAAAATCCAAAAAGAAAAGAACCTATTCTGGCAACGAAGACGTTGAGTCCGAAACGGAAGCATTGTCTATCCAACAACGAATGAAAGTTGGACGAAGAATGAAACGTCTCAAGCAAAAGATCAAGATTGGTCGAGAGAAAGCAAAGAGACGTATGGCAAACATGGATACGTTGAAGAAACGTGCACGTAAGTCTGCACGTAAACTAATCCTCAAGAAGTTGACTAAAGGTAAAGATAAGAATGATTTACCTTTTGCACGTAGACAAGAACTTGAAAAGAGACTGGATAAACCTGCAGTTAAGAAAAGAATAGATATGCTTGCTAAACGAATGGTCAAAGATAAACGTAAACAAGAGATAGATCGTAAGAAAAAATGATAGGTTCATTCAAGAATTTTTTAATTGAAGAAGAAAAGACAGTCTTCTTTACGTGGGGGAGAATGAATCCACCCACTATTGGTCATGAGAAACTCTTAACTGCCCTCTCGCGTAAAGCAGGGAGCAATCCGTATTTTGTATACCTGTCACAATCCGTAGACCCAAAGAAGAATCCACTACCATACAAAGATAAAATAAAAATAGCACGTAAGATGTTCCCACGTCACGCACGTAGGATTATGTTAGATGCAAAGGTCAGAAACTTATTTGATATATTGACAAAACTATATGATATGGGTTACAAGAATGTTACTATGGTTGTTGGTGCAGATCGTGTTCAAGAGTTCGATGTCTTGATGAACAAGTACAATGGTAAAAAAGGTAGACACGGTTTCTATAACTTTCGTTCAATGAATGTTGCCTCTGCAGGAGATAGAGATCCAGATGCAGAAGGTGCGACAGGGATGTCTGCGTCTAAGATGAGATCTGCCGCAAGTAAAGGCGACTTCACAAGTTTTAGTCAGGGTTTACCAAAGACATTCTCTAATGCAGATGCAAAGAATTTATTCAACACAGTCCGTAAAGGTATGGGGTTGAGAGAACAAAAGGAATATAAGAGTCACCTACAGTTGAACCCAGTGTCAGAAACAAGAGAACAATATGTCTCAGGTAACCTGTACGATGTTGGTGATAAAGTTATTGTAAAAGAATCTGACGAGGTTGGCACAGTTACTCACCTAGGTGCAAACTATGTTATAGTAGAGAAAAACAATATGCAAAAACGATACTGGTTAGAAGCAATAGAGTTGCTAGAGAAACCAAGAGTTGCTCAAGATCCAGATGTCAAAGACAAGAAAGGCACACAACCTAAAAAATATTTCAAAGGTCTTTCCAAGTCTACCAAAGATAAAAGAGATGCACATTTTGCCAGAGGTAAAAAGAAAGCAGACAATGATCCGTCTGCATATAAACCTGCGCCAGGTGATGCTGATGCCAAGACCAAACCGTCAAAGTATACAAATGCTATCAAAAAAATGTTTGATGAAGAAGACGCAGTGGCACGTGTCAAGAAAAAACATGATAGAT